CGCTACCTGAAGGTCGGACTCTCCGTCGTGCTGGTCTTCATCGGCGTTAAGATGCTGCTGGGGTTCTGGGCCATTCACATCCGCTCCGGCGTCTCCCTGACAATCGTCCTCGCCATCATACTCGGCTCCATGGCCGCCTCAATCATCGCCGCACGCCGGGAAGAGTAACAGCCCGCCAGACTTTGGACACGTCGGCGGAACTTTTGGACACTAGATGTAGCAGCTGCTGCTGTGCTCGCTCAGGGTCAGCTTCAGCCGGTCCTCTGAGTCGAGCGCGATGTCCTCGATGCGCATGAGCTTGGCAGACCAGGAGGGCTTGGCCGGGTGCGTCACGTCCACGATGTCGCCGGGTTCCAGGGCGAGGCCCTTGGTGGTGGTGGTGAACTGGCAGACCCACGACAGCCCGACGTTCTCGCGCAGAGCCTGCTCGGCCAGGCGCTCGGCGTGGGACTCACGGGTGACCGCTTCCATCTGTAAAGCCTCCTCGGTCACGCCGTCAGTGCTGCCAAAGTCCGCCCGCGCGCGCTGGTCTTCCTCATTTTCGCGCACCACGGAGGCCTCGGCATTGTAGGTTGCAAGGGGTCTGAAATTGACGCGCACACGGTTTGCAAGGCCGCTTCTGTCCATCAATTCCGCGCTGAAACTGTCGCGCAGGATGTTGGCCGAGGTGAAGCTGAAGACGCTGGTGCCAGACGTCCGGGCCTTGGCCACGAACTTGCCGTTGCTGAGGAACAGGTAGCCGTAGGCCGCGTCGCGGATGGCGCGCAGGTGTTCCTGCACGGGCCGGCGGAAATCCACCGCGTAGTCGGACTGGTTGCGGGCCTCGATGACCTGCCCGGACGCGCCAGCCCACAGCACCTGCTCGTCGTTGTGGGTCTGCTCGGCGGCGAAGGCAGCCCAGTCGAGCTTGTCCTCGTCAAAGCCCTTGCCCCGCACTTCCTCGGTCAGCAGGTAGGCGGTCTGAACGGCCGGGTTCTGGCTCCATGCGCGCACGTAGTAGGTGTAGGTGGCCACGACGGCGGCCGCGGCTGCGGGCGCGGTGAAGAACTCCAGGTAGCCCTTCAGCCGGTTGATCCGGTAGACCGTGCCGGCTGGCTGATCCTCGCTGGCCTCGGTGTAAGTCGTGCCGCCGACCGTGACGCTGCTCACGCTGGCGATGTCCTCGTAGTCCAGCTTGAACCGCACCGTGCTGCCGTCGCCGGTGCCCACGGCCTCGCTCGTGCTGGTGGCGGTGATGAAGCCGCTGGCGTTGAACGTGCGGAAGCTGCGGCCCTTGGGCGTGACCGTCAGGTTGAACTGCGGGAATTTGGCCGAGTCAATCAGCCGGAAGACCAAGTAGGCACACCCATTGAAGCCGTAGATCGGGAAGTTGCGGTCGTATTGGGCGCGCACGTCCACGGGCACGCTGATGCCGTGGGTGCCCAGATACACGCTGATCGAGGGCCGGGCGTGCTCACCGCTGATGTCGCCGTCCACGGCCTCGGCCTTGGTTTGGGCGGGATCGAGGGCAATGCCGGACGGATGCCAAAAGGTGTCGCGGTAGTCGCGGCCATTGATCTTGATGACGTTGCCCTGGTAGTCGATGGCGGTGAATGGCCCGCTGCCGAGGATAACCACCTTGTTGACCCGTTGCTGGCTGGCGTCGCTGGCTGGCTGGGTCTTGTCGATTAGGCTCTGGTAGGGGCTGTTGCCGGCCACCGTGACCGCGCCGAGAATGTCAGGGAGCGGCAACTGCGGGTTGCTCTGCGTGGCCAGATTCTCGAAGCCGTAGCGCCCCGACTCGTTGCGGAACTGCCCGAGCTTGGGCTTGGGCATCAGGAAGGCCGACGCCGCGCTCAAGGCCACGCTAAGCACCAGCAGGCCGATGCTGACCGGATCGCCCAGCTTGCGGTCGCTCAAGGCCACGGCCAGCGCCTGCGCGCGCGTGGGCGGCAGCGACCCGGCGAACTCAAAGCCCGTGCGGTTCAGCAGCGTAAAACCCCGGTCCACGCGGCTGCCCCACTGGCCGATCTGGTGCAGCAAGCCCTCGTTGGTCCACACGCCGACGTGGCGAACCCTGCCGGTCTTGCGCTCGCGGAAAAAGCAGACATCCCCCACGGCCGGCGGCTTGGCCTGGCCGCCGAGTTCGTCGGACAGCGCGCGCTCGGCAACCTCGTCCTCGGGCGCGTGGCTGGGCACGGGCGGCAAGGTCAGGCCCTCGCGTTCGCGCAGCCACAGCAGCACCAACCCGCGACAGTCCAAGCCCTCGCGGGTGTCGCCGCCGGCTTTGAAGGGCAGGTTGATGAAGGCGTCGGTCATGCGCGCAAGACAGTTTCGCCGGGCAGCGTGGTGAAGCCGCCAAAGTTCTCCTCATTCCGCCGGGCGCAGCACTCGTTGAACGTGCGGCCACAGCCGCGCTCGATGATGAACCGATCTCCCGCCGCCGGGGCCACGGGCAACGCCTCGATGTCCACCGCGCCGGAATAGCTGCCCAACACGCGCCGGCTGACGCCCCGCAGCGCGGCGGTCGTGGTGTCGGCGGCGAAGGTGACGCGGCCGTTGTGCCACCAGTGGCGGCTGGCCGTGTGGGCGCGAACCTCGGCCATCATCTTGAAGTTCAGCGCCTCGGCCCACGTGTTGCGCACGCAGATGCGCCAGTAGCGCGCGGACTGCGCGCCGTGCAGCAGGACATCGGTCCAGCCGCCGGCCACGGGGCGGACCTCGATGTTACCCTCGTGCGTGCTGCCGCTCATGTTGGACGCCGCCGAGCTGTGGAACTGAAGCACGCGCACAATGTCCTGCCGTTCGACGCCGGACAGGTTCTTGATGCGCCAGACTTTGAGCTGCTTGGCCGAGCCGAAGTCGAACGTGACGTAGGGCTTGAGCGCGACGTTGGCGAGGCCGGCCTGCGCGTCGGGGATCTGCCAGTAGCCCTCGATGCTGTTGCCCCAGTCGTAGCGGTTCAGGTCCTCGGGCGCGATCGCGTCCGCGTTGGCCTTCCAGATGCCGCTGAGGCTGTATTGCACGTAGACCGCCTCGTTGCCGGCCAACTCACTGCTGGCCGTGATGACCGTGCTGGGAATCGTGTCGCTCAGGGCATCAATGCGATCCGTGCCCGTGCCGGCTGCGTTGTCCCACGCCCGGATTTTGCCGATGACGCCTTCCAAGAATGCCCCGCCGTCGGTCTTGCGGAACTGCACGCGCCAGTAGCGGTGCGCGCCCGCGTTGCAGCCAATGCGCGCCGTGCCCACGCCCGAGCCGGTGTTGATGATGAGCCGGCCGAAGGCGGCCTGCACAAAGGTGGCGTTGTCGTCGGACCAGTAAATCGTGGCCTCGCGCGGCGCGCCCCAATCGCCCACGGCCACGCTGCTGGTGATCTCCCAAAGCCGGATGTCGTAGCCCACGCCGCCGAGGTCGAAGCTGACGTGCGGATTGTAGAGATCCACCGTGGGCGTCGGGTTGCTGGGGTTGTTGCTGAACCGCCAGCCGGTGCCGTTCTGCGCCCGCACCCGGTAGCCCTCGTAGCCCGTCTGCTCGCTGCTGGCCACGACCGCGCCCGTGCTCAGGGCGTCCACCTCGTCGGTGCCATACGGGGCCGAGCTGTCCAGCGTTACGGCCGTGCCGGCGCTGGTGAGGTCGATGGCGCTGCCGCCTTCCGTGCTGGCCACCTTGAAGTCGTTCGTGGCCGCGCTGACCACGTAATACCACGTGCCCGCCGTAAGCCCGCCGGGCACGGCCGTGCCGCCGAACTTCACGCGGTCGCCATTGGCCAGGCCGTGGCTGTTCAGCGCGACCTTGTCCGTGCCGGCGTCGGCCGTGACGCTCGCGGCCACCCACGGTTTCTGGCCCGTGTCCTCGGTGAAGCCAGTCTCGCTGGTGACCGTGACCGACGCGCCGTTGCTGGTGATGTCCACGGCCGCGCCGCCGTAGGTCAGGGACACCTTGAAGTCATTCGTGGCCGCGCTCACCACGTAATACCAACGGCCCTCGGTCAGCCCGCCAGGCATCGTGGCCGCCGCGAAGCGCACGCGGTGGCCGTTGCTCAACGTGTGGCTCGCCAGCGTGATCTTGTCGGTCGTGCTGTCCGCCGTGACCGCCTGCGCGCTGTAACCGGCGTAGGTAGCCAGCAGGCGCGTGGTGGTGCAGTTGGCCGCGCAGGTCTTGGGCTTGAGGTTCGCCGGGGCGAAGCGGTTGGCCGTGCATTGGTCATCCGCCCACTTAAACCGGCAGCTCTCGTGCATGGTCTCGCGCGGGAGCTTGTCGTTGAAGGTGGCGAAGTCCGACGAGCAGGTGAACTGCACCTGCGTGAGGCTGACCTTGGCCGAGTCAATCCGGCCGGTGAAGAGCGTCACGCAGTCGTCGGCCGTGGGGCTGGCAATGGTGGTGGCCGTCTTGCGGATGACCATCGCGCAGCCGCGCCAGTCAATCTCCTCCAGCAGGTCGGCGAACTCGGCGCTGACGTTGGACAGGGCCAGCGTGAGCTTGTCGTTGGCAAACTTGGTGCCGGCCTTAATAACCTGCCGCTTGAACATCCACGCGCGGTAGGTCGCGGCATCGCCTTGCGTGGCCACGGGCTCGGGCGCGGCCTGCGGCGTGAAGAAGCTGATGTCCACGCCGTTGTTGCTGATGCGAATCTTGTCCGACGTGCCAAAGTCGCCGGGCAGGGTCAGCGACTCCTTCAGGTAGATGTCGAGGATCTCCGCCCAGCCGCTTTGCTCGGCGGCGGCTTCGGTGGTCAGCGGTGTGGAAAGGGAGCGCATCAGCGGGCCAAGGCAATGGGCTGCGGCGCGGGGATGGAATGACGGCGGCCAGCCGTGCTGCAACCGGCCAGCAGGACGACAGCAAGAAGGCTGAATAGGGCTTTCATTGGGCGAAGAAACACAGGATTGATTGGGCGGCCGCGCGCGACGCCAGTGTGAGCCGGCGGTTCTGCGGTTCCCAAAACCAGAGCTGGCGCGTGCCGTCCGCCTCGTGCAGCCACACGAGAATCGTGCTGTGCATGCCGTCGCGCACGCCGTTCAGTTCCGCGCCAGGCGCGATCATCACGAAGACCTCGCGGGCCGCCACATGGACGTCGCGCCGATCGGGCTCGGCCTGGCGCACGGTCTCGATGCAGTTGAAGTTCAGCTCGGTGAGCGCGGCCCGGCTAAACTGCTCGCACATGCCCGAGCCCGGCAGGTAGCGGAACTCGCGCGCCGCGCAGTAGTCCCACCATTGCTGGTTCCAGTTGGACTCAAACCATGCCCGCGACGGAACCATGACGCCTGCCGAGCGCTCGATGGGTGGAAAGCCGCAGCCGGGAAACAGTTCCCGGATGGCCGCATTGAAGTCGCTGGTGCTGGCGGTGTGCATATCAGGAAACCGTGGCCATGCCGTATTGGTAGGCCACCAAATTGTGAATGGCTTTGATCTGGGCCAGTGACCACTCCGCGTTTTCGCACATCGCGTGGTTCACGTCGTTGTAGGTCAGGCCGCCCATGACTGAGGACCCATCGCTCGCCGCCATCAGCGAGTGCGGCCCGGCCACGTAGGACCGCGCATTGGCCTCGCTGCCGATCAGCGAGCCGTTGACGTAGAGCTTGGCCGTGGTGCTGGCGCTGGCCCACGTTACCGCTATGGAGCGCCACGTCTCGGCGGCCGAGTTCAAGTAGCGCGCCGTGCTCCATGTCTCGCTCGCGCCCACCCACGGCTTGAAGTAGTTGCTGGCGTCCACCTGAATGCCAAGGCACTGGCCCGCGCCGATGGTGCCCGTGGCGAACAGGATTTGCTTGGTGCTGACCGTGCTGCATCGGGCCACAAGGAAGATGCTGAAGGCCGGCGTCGCCCCATAGGACTGGTTCGCCGAGGTCTTGAGCCAGGTTGCGCCGTCGCCCCGCAGCCATTGGTATTGGGCGAGGTAGTTGTTGACCGGCACGTAGGCCGCGCCGGACTGCTCCACCAAGTCCTGCGCCTCGCCCGAGGTGCGGAAGCGCACCTGGTTGGGCATGGTGGTGCCTCCGTAGTAGTCCACGCCCAGCCGGTAAAGCACCTGCCGGTTCGCGTCATACCAGGCCACCGGGTAGCCGTAGCCGGCCGCGACGATTTCCTCCGGGCTCGGCAGCACGCGCAGCGGGGCAACCTCCTCCAGCACAATTTGCGGCGACCACTTCTTGGCCCCGCCGCGATCCATCGGCAAATCACCGGCCAGCCGCACCTTGGCGTTGCCGCCGAAGTTGTGGTTGTCCCGATACCAGAACGAATCGTAGCCGCCGTCGCGGGCCGCCAGAAAGGACGCCAGAATGTCGAACTCCCGCTGCGTCAGGTTCTCGTGCTGCACCGTGAACTGGCGCTTGAAGTAGTTGGCCGTCCACAGCCGCCGGCTCTGCTGGCTGCCGTCCTCAAACTCGTCCTTGATGGTCCGGCTGATGCGTCGCACCTGCAAGTTGCCGATCGAGGGCAACGGGTAAAGAACATCGCTCATGCGCCCACCTCCTTGATCGCGCTGCGCAGGCCGGTGTCTTGGAGCACCTCGTTGTGGACGCGCACCAGCGCGCCCTCGATGCTGCTGTCCACCACCCGCGCCTCGAAGTCCTTCGTGCCGCGCACCACCACCACGATCTCGCCGCCGATTGGCGATTGCCGATTGCCGATTGCCGCTCTCAAGTCCCGCGCGTTGGTCATGGCCAATTCGGAGCCCTGCACGCTGCCCACGTAGCTTTGCAGCCCGCCGATGGCCATGAACCGCGGCTTGCTCAGGACGGCCAGCACCTCGCTGCCCGCCTCGCCCGCCACGGCGTTGAAGCGCGGGAAGTAGGTGGCGCTGCTCACGGTCTGCACGCCGCCCATGGCCATCATGCGCGGGTTGAAGCCGCCGGCCGCGTTCATGGCCGGAAGACCCATTGCCTGAATGGTGCCCGGACTGACACCCATTCCGCCCAATATGCCGCTGATCGCGCGCAGCATTAAGGCCTGGGCGATAGCCTGCGCCATCTGGGCAAAGAAGCTGGAGAAAAACTCACCAAACGCCGCCTTGCCGGTGCGGGCCGCGGTGACCATTGCGTTGGACAAGCCGCCGGCAAAAGCCTGCGTCCCTTGCCGGCCAATGTCGATTAAGGTGCGACCGTAGTCAGACGCTTGAAATCGAGCAATTTCAGTGGCGCTCCTGAGCTGCTGCATGGCCGACTCCATGGCCACCAGCCGGTTGATGGCTTCCTCTTCGCTCTGCGCCACGGACGCGAGGTCGAACGCGTAGGCGCGCAGCAAGGCGGCGCGCTGCTCGTATTGCAGGTTGACCTCCAGCAGCCGCTGCGCTTCAGCGCCGAGCGCCTCGGAGCTGAGGCGCATTGACTCGCGTGCCCCTTCGGTCGCCAGGCTGGCCCTCCTTAGCTCTGACGCCCTGACCAACTCATCACGCTGCCGAACATAAAACTCCTCTAGGACGAAGCCTTTCTCAAGGGTCTCTTGCAGGGCCGCCAGTTGGCGCTGCTCAACTTGAGTTGAATCCGAATCGCCGGCCGCCATGCCAAGACGCGCGCGCGGGTCACGAGCAGCCCTGAGCAGGCTTTCAAATTCCCGCTGCCGCATCAGCTGCTCTGCCATGGCGGCATCGACTAATGCTCGGGGGTCTGCTTTCGGCGTCGGGCTGCCGCGCAGCGGGCCGCCTGGGGATCCCGGTGGCCGCTCGTAGGGGGTGGGAGCCTCGCCGGAGACTAGCTTGGCCCAGAACGCCGCCGCGCTGGACAGCTCCTTGACGATGGGCTCCAGCCCGGTCAGCACGATCTGCCCGAGGCTCTCCTTGATCTTGGTGAGGTTCTCGTTGAACTCGGCCAGCCCGCCGCCGAGGCCGCCGGCCGTCTGCGCGGCCAGCCCGCCGAAACGCTGCTGCACGAGGCTGAGCGCCTCGGCCAGGTTGTTTGCGCGCCCAGCCGCCGCCGGGAAGTCCACGTTGAGAATCTTGGCCAGCTTGCCGAAGTCGCCCGCCACCGCATTGCCCATGGCATCCGCCGCGCGCTCGACGCCGTAGCCGGCGGCCGCGAGGTCCATGACCATCTGCGTGAGGCGGGGCAGGTCGCTGGTGGCTGCGCCGTTGCGGGTCAGTTCGGCGATGGCATCCAGCACCGAATTGCGCGACGCGCCGGGCGGCAGCGTGACGGACTGCGCGAGCTGCTGGAGCTGGCGGCTGGTGTCGGCCCCGTTGCGGCCGAGGGCAATGAGCGTGCCGTTGAGCCGGCGCACGGCGGCGTCCTGCTCGGTGAAGGCTTGGATCGACTCGCGGATGATTGCGGCCCCCGCCACGGCGGCCAGCGCGGACTTCAGCTCGCGGCCCGCTGCGGCCAGCGATTTCACGGACGTTTCCGCGGCCTTGCTAACCTCCTGCAGCTCGCGCGCCGCCTGCGCCGCGCCGGTGCCGGCCTTGTTGATCTCGACCGTGTATCTGAGTTTCTGCTCGTCAGCCATAGCCGGCCGCCTTCTTCAGTTCTTCCCAGCTCAGCTCGCCGCGGTCGGGCGCTTGGGCGCTGAGGCCCATCAGGTCGTTGACCTGCTGCGTGAGGGCTGAGAGTTGCGGTTGCATCTTGTCACCATTCCAGACTGCGCCGGCCTGCAAGAGCGCGTCCGTCAGGACTTGCTGCTCGGCGAGGGCAAAGCGGAGCCAGAAGACGGGCCAGCTCCAACGATCGAGATCGGCGCGGGGCCATCCGCTGGCGACGAGCCGTTGCTCGGCGCGGAGTTCGGCAAGGGGGTCAGGCGCGCCATGGCCAGCGCTTCCATTTTTTTTTGCCAGCCGCTGCCGAAGGTCAGGCAGAAGGACGTGACCTCCACCAGCGCGGCGCTGTCGGGCGTGAGCTGGTCCAGCCAGCGCTCGCCCTGCGCTTCCACCAAGTGGCGGTCCAGGCACAGGCTAATGACCTGCCACGGGAACTGCTCGGCGGGCACGTCGCGGTTCAGCTGCGTGCGGGTCACGCGGCGGCTGGGCGCGTGCAGGATGATCTCCTCGGTCGCGCCGGCGCGGGTTTCCACCAGCACCTTCTTAAAGCCGTTGCAGTGGTCTTCGACCGTGACAAACAGGCCGTTGGTCTCCTCGGGTTGGCTCATGGCGTGAGGGTGAGTTCGGACAGGGGAAAGGTGCCGAAGGTGTGAAGGTTGCCGCCGGCTTCGGTCTCGTGCTCGTAACGCACGGTGCAAACGCCGTTGACCTCGGCGATGATCTCGCCGACGCGCTCGGGCGCATGGCGGTGCGTGGCGCGCGCGCCCACGACGGTGGTGCGCTCGGCGGCGAGGATGGCGCGGTGTTTGGGGACGGCCATAGGTCAGAACATTTTGAGCTGAAACTCGTTGCCGTTGGTCGTGCCGATGTTGGTCTTCACGATGTCGAACTTCGCATTGTGAATCCGCACCCCGTTGCGTTCGCCGGGCGAGACATCGGTGAGCTGGCTGGTGACGGTGAACTGGAACTTGTTGCCCGCCGTGCTGCCCAGCAGCGCGGTAAGCGTGCGGAGCGTGGGCGTGCGCCAGTCCGCCCACCACGGCTGCGTGGCTTCGGCCACCTGCTCGGGGTCGAAGCTGCCGTTGGGCGCGCGGTCGGTGATGACAAAGCCCTTGATGCCGGTGGCCTGCGTGGGATCGGGCCGCATGCCAATGGCGTTGGCCACATCGAGATCGAGGCGGCTGATGAGCGGCGTGTAGCTGCCCCACGTGAGCGTGCCGGCGCTGACGAACAGCGGCGGCTTGTTCGTGTAGCTGTTGGTCAGCGACGGGAAGGACGAGTCGGCGATCGCGTTGTAAAGCCCGGTGAACTCAAAATCAGCGTAGGCATACTTGCCCGCCTCCAGCCGAAACTTCACCGTGCCCTTGCAGCCGGTGAGGATGTGCTTCTTGAGCTGGCTGTGGAAATAGAAGGTCACGCTGCTGCCGGCGTCACTGGGCACGCCGAGCGTGTAGGTGATGTAGCCGTCCGCCGCGCCGCCGCTGGTCTCGGCGGTGGCGGTCTCGGTGAGATCGCAGGCCTTGAGCAGCGGCGAGAGATACGCGTGGACCGTGCTGCCGTTCTGGATGGTGCCGTTGCCCAGCAGCTCGACGCTGAAGGCAATCTTCATGCGCGGCATGGAGGTGTCGCCGATCAGGCGCGAGTAGCCGCCATCAAGCAGGATGCGCTCGGCCCGTTCGTTCTGCGGCGTGAGCGTCACGGTGTTGCGCACGGCCGGGATGGCATTGCTGCCGCCGGTGGGCGTGGGGTCCGTGCCGTAGCTGGACTCGATCTTGCCGAGCAGGGCACCGATTGCGTTGATTTCGACAGCCATGATTTAGTGGAGGGTTGAGGGTTGAAAGCTGAAGGGGTCAGTAAGCGCCGTCGGTGTCGCCGTGTTTTCGGCGGTATTGGATGCGGTAGCTGAGGACCGTGCCGCCGTCGGGCGCGCTGGCGGTCTCCAGAAACTCCTGCCGGCCGTCGTAGCGCAGCACGTCGCAGAGCAGCCCGCCGAACGTGCGGTCGGCCTCGATGGCGTCCTGCACGGCGGCGGCGATGACCTCGACCGTAGCCGGGAGGTCAAGGTAGTCGGCCGTGACAATCTTCAGGTCCAGCGGGCACGTGAGTGTGCAACCTTGGTTGTCGATCGCGTCGAGCGCCGTCTCGTCGCCCAGGGCAAAGTGCAGCGCGGGCTTCTGCGCGGCCACGGCAAGGATGCTGGCCTTGTGCTTCATCTCGATGACCTTGCCCGCCGTCAGAGTGCTGCCCGAGGTCTGCAACACCGCCGCCGTGAGCGTGGTGCTCACGAAGTCGGCGATCTGTTGGCGGATGCTGGGCATGGGCTAGGCGGTGGCGGTCAACGTGTCGAGCTGGCGCTTGATCTCGGCAAGGATGACGGGCTTGGACTCTTCGAGCGCCGGGCGCAGGAAGGGGCGGCCGCGATACTTGAAGTCCTTGCGCTCGTGGGCGCGCACCTGGCCGGTCACGATGTCGTCGAGCCGGTTCTGCTTGGCGGCCACCTGTTTCAGCGTGCGCTTGTAGCCGATGCGGTTGCCCTGGGCATCGAGGCGGAACAGGTCGCTGATGAGCTTGCCCGCGTTCTTGCCGCTCTGGACGGTGCGCAAGCGTTCGACGCCCACCGCGCCAATCTGCTCGCGGCTGCGCTCGTGCGCGCGCACTTTGATGGGCGCGCGGCCCACCAGCCCGAACTCATGCGTCAAAGCATACGGCACGTTGCTGCCGATCCGGCCCAGCACGCGGTCGCCGCTGACCTCGACCTTGGAAGTGATGCTGCCGCGCAGCCGGGTGGTGACCACGTCCAGCCGCGAGGGCCGGGGGCCGCTGAGAAACTTCTGCTGCGCCACGGTGCGCGCGTGATTCAGGCCGGCGGCAAGGCCTCTGCCGGCCGCTTGGACGGCGCGTGCATCAAGCAGGACAAGGCCCCGGATCGCGAGCCGCGTGCTGCCGTCGTGTTGAATCGTGGCGTTCACGGGTTCCACCTCACATGCGCCGCGAGGGCCGCGCGGACTTGGGGCAGCAGCGCGAGTGGTTCAACGACGGACTTGGCCTCGAAGCCGACGCTGGCCCCGCCGCCGGACGCGGACGACAGGCCGAGCTTTGTGCGGTTCTGATACCAGAAGACCACCTGCTCCACGCAGGCGTGCTCGATCTCGTCGGGCAACGCCACTTGGCTGCCGCTGGGCGTGCCGCCGGGCAGGACGTAGCCGCCGGCGTAGGTCACCCGCACGCGCTGGCGGTAGGTGCCGAGCGGAGCGGACAGCGACAGGATGCAACCGCCGGGTGTGCGGTTGGCAATGTAGTCCACGCCGGTCTGCGCCTCCCAGCCGTCGGTCTCGTTTGACTTCAGCTCAAAGCTTGTGACCGACTCCAACGGCGGGCGGGACAGGTTCAGCTCGCAGTGGTCCGCGTGGAATTCGTCCGTGGCCGACGCGCTGCGGGCGAACTTGCGGTTGCAGTGCTTGTCGAACAGGCCCGAGGCCAGCTCGATGTAGTTGGTCAGGACGGTGTTCTCGGTATCGGTGCTGATGCCGAGGCGCGTCTTGACAGTGGCGAGTTGCGCGAGCATGGGTCAGGAAAAGGCGGCGGCGATTCGCTGCAGGCCTAGCTCGGCCGCGCGTTGGTCGGGCCGGCCGGAATTGGTGCCGAGGTCGTAGCGGGTCCAGTCCACTTGGCGCTCTGGATTGGCGTCGATCAGGGCTTGAACTTGGGCTTCCTTAGCCGCACTCAACGCCACACCGCACCAGCCATGCGTGGCCGGGGCCTGGCCAGTCCCCGACAGCGCCATTACCAAAGCCGGGCCATCATTGCCCAGTTCCCGCGCTCGGGCCTCAAACCAAGCCTTGTGCTCGGCCGGAACGATGAACAGGGAGTGCTGGCTCATGGTGTCCCCCATTTCGCGCGCAGATACGTTTCGACGCGACCAATGTCTGCCGCCGAAAGGCTGCTGTCGTAAGCGATCACCTCGGCAATAAATCCGGTGCAATAGCTTGGCAGTCCACTTGATGCCCCAACCTGTTGAAATGCCGTCGGCGAGCCGGTGCTGCCGTTGCTGCCGCCAAGCAAAACACGATTTAGCCGGTGCTGCGGGGTGCCCGCGTTCGAGTAGCCGGCATACAGGAAATTCGCTTCCACGGTGGCATTTTGCGCCGCCGTTGTGCGAAAGGCTCCCGTCTGCGTTTGTGTGTAGAAATTTGCATCCGGGCCATAATACAAAGGCGCGCTGGCTCCGGCTGTCCCCGCCAAGCCAACGAAAGTTATGGCTGCCCCTGCCGCTTTGCGTCCCACCACAAACACAGTGAAATTTGTGGCGGCAATGCTGCTGGCGAGCTGCAAAACGTCATCCACGCCGTCGAACTGAACCGCCGCCAGACTGTTGATCTCCCCGGTTTGGTAAGTTGGCCTCGCCGCAGCAGTGCCTTGCGTGGCGTTGTTTGCAAGGCCCGAAAGGTCGCTCCACGTCGCGACCGCGTCGCCGTCGTTGAGGCCAGTGATCTGGTTGGCATCCAGCCAGAGCAGGAGGCCGGGGATGCTGGCGGGAGTCCACGCCGCACTGCCCCGCACGCTGGTGGGAGCCTGCACGCCGGAGACCTGCCGCGTGGCCTGGCGCGCGCCGGGGGCGTAGTTGAACAGCGGCGGCTGCGCGAGCAGCAGCAGCGGCACCAACGCCACAGCCAGCGGGCCGAGCAGCAGCGACAGGTTTTTTAAGCGGCGGCTCACTTGTAGTAGCTCAGGGTGACCTTGGTCGCGGCCGGCGCGATGAGCATGATGTTGGTGATGCCCACCGTGGACCACACGGTCGGGTTCAGCTCGCCGGCGGTGCCGTCGGTGATGTCAGAGGAGGGCACGCTGAGGGTGCCGTCGGGCCGGGCATAGAAGTCGGCAGTGCCGGCGAAGAACACGAACCGCGCGCCGCTGGGCACGGCGTTGGTCTCGACGGTGTCGGCGGCCAGCACGTGCGCGTTCACGTGCTGGGGCTTGCTGCGCGCGTAGGGATGCACGCCAGACTGCGAGGGCGTGAAGGTGAGGTTGCTGGGCGCGGCTTCTAGGTGCAGCACCAGCACGGTGAGCGCCACGGCAGCGACGACGGCGAGGAGGGCGGCGAGTTTTTTCATGTTGCGTGTTGTGCCTTGAGGGGCGGCGGCGGGAAACAACACCCGCCACCGCAGTGTCACTTCACAACTAGTTCGGGAACGCAGGAGCGCGGGGCTTGCCCACGATCTTGATCACGCAGTTGGTCACGCTGTTGGTTGCGCCGTTCTGCCAGCTGTCGAGTTTGAGGTAGCCCACGCCCAAGCCGGACAGGTTGGTGGTCACGCACACGGCCGTGGTGCCGTTGGCAGCCACGCCAATGCTGATGGGCGAGACGGTCGAGTAGGTCGTGCCGTCCACGCTGTGCTTGAAGATCAGGGTCTGCGTGCCGGTGCCGGCCCCACTGCCCTGGAAGGTGATCTGGAGGCCGATGGTGTCCCAGCGCGTGAGCGTGAACGCCGAGGAGTCGCCCGACTCGGTGGTCGAGGCGGCGATCGTGTTGGTGGCCAGCGTCAGCGGCTGCGGCGTGTAGGTTTGCGCCGAAGCGGACGGCGCGAACGCGACAAGGAGCAGCAGCGCACAAAGCGTCCAGCAGGCGGCGAGGAATTTGAGGAACGGGTGTTTCATGGTGTCTGTGTTAAAGGATGAAAGTTGAAAGTGAAGCGGCCCGCGCCGGGATCGCCGGCGCGGGCCAATGGGTCAGGCAGCCGGCAGGGTGAGCACGGCGAAGCCGGTGGCAGCCCGGCCCTTGACGCCGCCGCGCGTGATCGCGCGGAACGAACGCTGGAAGGTGTTCCACTTGTGGTGGTCCGACGTCTCGTAGGTGAAGCTGCGGCGCAGGGCCACAACCATCGCGTTGGGATCGCCGAGCACGGCGACCTTGGCGCTGGCGGCGTTCGTGCTGGGCGCGGCATCCACCGGGACGACCGGGTAGCCGAGGATGCTGCCGATGCTGCCCATGGGCGCTTCCTGCGCGGTCATGAACATCGAGCGGCCGTTGCCGTCGCGCACGAGGATGGCGCGCGCGAGCAGCTGCGGGTGCATCCACCAGCGCAGCGGCCGGTTCAGCACGCCGCTGGACACAACAGTCAAACAGTTGACCCAGTCTTCGAGCTGCGTCTGCTGCACGGTGACGTTGCCGGCGCTGGCGGTGGCGGCGGTGCCAAACTCAAAGATGCCCGTCATGGCACCGTCGGTGTCGTCGCTGGTGCCGTCGGCCGCGAAAGCCGCCCAGTCCAAGCGATAGTTGAGCGCCTCGGCGAAGTCGTTCAACACGTCCTGCGCGACATCAAAGCTTTCGGCGTCTTCCAGAAGCTGGACGCTGACGTTGAGAAGCACGGCGATGAGCTCGGCTTCAAGCGTCACGCTGGTGCCGGCCTTGTTGGTGTCGTCGCTGATGGTGTCGCCTTCGGTCAGAATGAACTTGGCCACAGGGCGGGCGGTCTTGATCGGATACTTGGTCTGTTTGGTGCCAAGGCGGCGGACGCCCAGGGTGTTCCACTTACCGTAGCTGGCGAGCACGTCGAAGACCTCGATGGCCAACTGGTCGTCGATCAGCGTGGAGCCGGGCGAAGAGTCCTCGCCGAGGGCGCGCTTCACGAAGTCGGACGGCATGCCTTTGCGCAGGGCGCGCATCACGTCGTTGTTCTTGTCCACGGCCGACAGAAACGCGGCGCTGAGGCGCATGCGCTTGTCCTCATCGGCGACGAGGCGCTCGATCGGGCACCCGAACGCGGCGCGGCGCTCCAGCTCGATGCGGCTCTGCACGGTCTGCAAGGCGCGCTGGAGCTTGGCAAACTCGGCCGCGCTCTCGTTGGCGTGGTTCTTGATCTTGGTCAGCTCGTCGAACGCCTTTTTGGTGTCGGCGTCGAGCCGGTCAAAGCTCTTGGTCAGCTCGGCGTTCTGCTCGGTCACGGTCTTGACCGAACCGAGGACCTTGGACTGGAATTCCGCCTCGGGCAGCACGCCTTCAGCGGCGGCGGGCGAGAGGAGAAGGGTGTGGATGCGTTTCATGCTTACTGGGATTTGATGGTGGTGTGTAACTGCTCCAGGAATCGCTCGCGCGCCTGATGCCGGGCCAGCACGGCGGCATCAGGGCCGACAGCCGTGCGGGCGGTTTCGCGTTTCGCGTGTTCGCCGGAAAGGAAATCAAGCGCCGCGTCATCGAGCGCGCCGGCCTTGTAGGCTTTGGCCAGGGCGTTGGGGTTCGCGCCGATGATGACGGCGCTCAGCTCGATCTGCTGCTGCTCGGTGTAAATGGTGCGGACGGCGGCATCGCCCGGCAGGCCCAGCTCGGTGAGCTGCTGGTTGAAGGCGGCGTCGCCGCGGCTGACGGCCTTGGTGGGGAAGAAGCCGACCGACACGGCGGGCAGGAAGCCGGCGCGCACCATGGCCCAGCCATATTGCGCAAGCTTGTTCTCGGCCACGTCCTTGGCCCACTGCACGGTCTCGATGAGCTTGCCGCCCTTGACCGCGAAGTCCACGACCTTGCCCAGGCTCTTCTCGATGCTGCTGTAGTCGTGGCTGTCCACGAAGGGCGCGTTCTTCTTGAAGAGGTCAAACCGCCAGCCGCTCGCGCGGATGATCTCGCGGTAGCTGTCCACCGTCTCGTCGCTGGCCACGTATTCGACGAGGCCGCGCGCCTCATCGAGGACGCGGGCGACGGGGTTCAGTTGGCGGCGGATCGGGTTCATCTTTAATGCTTGGCCCACTGGGGCCACGTCAGCAGGGTGCGCCGCGTTGGGCTTTTCGTCCTTCCCGCCGGGGGAAGTGTTTTCAAGGCGCTCACCGCGCCCATGTGGCACTTGCAGTTGATCGTGTCGCCGGGGCCAGCGCCGAGGGAGGAGTCACCGGGGAACATGAGCTTTGCACCGTTGGCCAGCACAAAGGGCTGGTCCTTGGGAATGCCTTGGGCGTAGCGCTCGCCGGCGTCCTGATGCTCGGGCCGCGAGTTTTCCAAGTTGGCGGACATCCAGACCTTCAGCTCCAGCGGCGATTCCATCAGGCTCTCGTGCCGGCCCGCGTTGATCGCGGTGTTGGTCTCGGTCAATGCGATGGTGTCGGCGCGGATGTCCTGCCCGGCATCGAACACGGCGCGCACGCGGTCGGCGAGCTGGTCGAAGCTCTCGCCGTTGTTGAGGCCGTCGATGAGCGTCTCGCGCAGGTTCGTGTGGGTGAGGCCGTTGATCTCTTCCCATCGCGTGCCGGCCTTGGCGAGGTAATCGGTGGCGGCCTTGGGTGGCAGCACGAAGTCGCCGAGCCCGTATTCCTGCCAGAGCTGCACGCCGCCGAACTCAAACTGCTTCAGCAGCACCGGCTGAAAGCTGGAGCGAATGGCTTGGTTCTCGAACTCCTGGTTGAAGATGTCGTCGCCGAGGGCCTTGGCGATGGTCGATTGCCCATTGCCAATCGCCGACTTGCGCTTGTCCAGCTCACGCAACACCCGCGCCCGTTGCTCGAAGAAGAACTTCCGCGCCCGCGCCTTCATCGTGCGCACCGCGCCCTCGATGCTGGCCGCATATTCGTCAGCCGCCGCGCAGACGTGGGGCGGCGGTTGCAAACCGCCATGGGCATTGCGCGATGCGAAGAGCTTGGCCAACTCGTCCACCACCGGGCTGTCCTCGCCGTCGCTGGTGTCCATCGCGGCCGGCGTGCCGGGCGGTTGCACGGGCGCGGCAGGAGCGCTGCCGACCTCCTGCAAGCTGAACGGCAGGTAGCGCCGCTCCCAGCCGCGGAACGGCTTCGCGCCGAGCCGCAGGTAGTCGTTGATCTCCTGCCACGCCCAGCCGCGATCAAACAGATCCTTGGCGCTCGCGAGCCGCTCGGCGCGCACCTGCTGCATCACGGTGTGCTCGTCCCAGTCGAACTCCGCTACCAGCGACCGGCCGGTCTGCCGCGACGCCACGCGCCCGATGGCATCGGCGAGCTGCGCGCTCGCCGGCATGCAGGTGTCCTCAATGAGGCGGAAGCGGTCGCTCGCCGATCCCACGCTGTAGCTGGCCACCACGTCGGCCATCGAGGGCGGCACGCCAAAGGCCAGCATGATCTCGTGCCGCTTGTGCAGCCGCGAGGCCACGAAGTTGGCGTCGGGCGCGAGCACCTGCGGGTCCTGCACCTTCACGTCGTTGGTGAGAAACAGCGGACGGAAGTTGCCGGCGGCGGTGCTGTAGGCCTTCTGGCGCAGCGCGGCCACGATCGCGTCGCGCTGCTCGTCGGTGACGCCGTTGGTGGCCGAGACAATCGGCCCGCGGTCGCCATTGTTCCGCATCAGGTTGCGCTCGAATTTGCCGGCCAGGTAGTCGGCATCGGCCGCGATGTAGGCGGCCTCCAGCTCACCCAGGCCGCGCCACGCATCGTAGGGATTCCACGCGCGCACGTGAATGACCTGGTCGGGCAGCAGCGGGTGCTGCTTGCCTTGCGCGTCGCGATACCGCCAGCCCACCAGCTCGCCGTTCTGCACGACGTGATCCATCGCGTCCGGCCGGGCCACGATGAGCGGCGACCACTGGCGCTGCTGCTCAGGGAACGGCACGAGCGCGTCATCGCCCAGCAGGTAGAACACCTCGCCCTTGAGCTTCAGCCAGCCCACTGATGCCGTGACAAACTCGGAGAAGGTCAGGCCCACTGCCGGCCGCTGCCAGAACGCGTGCAGCTCGGGTGACTCGACCTCGGTGTCGCCCTCGTAAAAGCACAACGGCACGGCGCTGATGGGGCCGGCCACGAACTTGATCGCACGCTGCACCCAGACCGAGTTGGCGTAGCTCTCCTTGAGCTGATCGCCCACGACGCCGTCGGTGAAGAACAGCTTGTCAAACGGCGCGATGCTGCCTCGCTGCACGACGCCCGACGCCGCAGGCGCGGCGGTCAAGGCGTGCAGGGCGGCACGGAGTCGGGGCAGCAGGGTCATATCAGATCAGGATGGCCTCGAATTTGGCGCGGTCTTGCTGGGCGGCGCGCACCAGCAACGCCAGCGCCGTGCAGCGGTCAGCGTGGCCGTCGTCGGTGTGGGGCGCGCGGTAGGTCACGTTGCCGGACGCGGTCGTCACGCGCTGCACCGAGTGCAGGTCCTCGCGAATCGCGCGGTGGATGGGGATGCGAATGCGCCGCTGCTCAAAGGCCATGCGCAGCTTGCTGAACAGGTCCACCTTGAGCGTGTTGGTGAACGTGCAGAGTTCAATCTTGCCGAACTCGTGCCGGGCCGGATTCCACTCGCCGAACTCCTTGACCAGGTAGTCGCCCAAGCCGACGCCGGGGCCGGTGTAGTCCACGCACACGCGGCGCGCGGCCTTGAGCCGGGGCCGCATCAGGTCGATCTGGTCCGGCGTGGAAACACCGCGCAGCTCGATCATCTCGCGCGAGGTGAGCACGTCGCCCATCAGCTCGCCGATCCACGGCACGCAGAGATCACGCTTGCGGGCAAAGTCCCAGCCGATGAACAGCGCGCGCGCGGCGCTGCCGACAAAGAACTCGGGCGGCACCGTGACCGTGGCCTCGGCGCTTTCGCATGTGGCGATCAGGTCGTAGGGCAGCAACACCGTGCTGCTGTCCATGGGCTCGCACTCGTATTCCTGAGCCCACGCCTCGGGGTCATCCAGCGCGGCCCGCAGCTTCTCGGCATCGAGCGGCATGCCGTCGGCAATCGCGTCGTGAATGGTGACACGGTGCGCCGAGTAGCCGTTTTCCTTGGCCCGTTCCCAGAGCGAAAAGAACTTGTTGTTGCGCCCGTTGAAGGTGGACACCACGCGCAGCTTGAGATCGCGGCGGATGTTGGTGTCCTCGCCCTTGAGCATCGCGCGCCAGCGGTCGAGGAACGTGCCGGCCAGCCGGTTCGTCGTGCTGGGAAACATCGCGGCCCAGATCGCGTCCGGGTCTTCGTGGTAGGCGAACTCGTCGAGGATGATGTTGGCCGAGTAGCCGCGCGCCGTGCTGGGGTTGGCAGGAATGGCGATGATACGCGAGCCGTTGGCGAACGTGATCTCCGAGCTGCGCAGCAGCCCTTCCGCCAGCCCGCCGCGATCTTCGGCCACGTCGGCAATCGCGAGCTTGTAGGCGGCCTGCCATTCCTTGGCCTTGTTGAGCCATTCCACCGACTGCCGCTCGCCCGCGCTCATGCAGACCCACTTGGTGCCGGGATCAACGAGGCAGTTGTGAACCGCCTCGCCGCTGGTGACGGTGGACTTCCCCCACTGGCGCGTGGTCACGCCGATCTTGTATTGCGCCGCGTCGTCGAGAAAGCGCCGCTGCAACGGATAGAGCAGCTCCTTGGGCGAGAGGTTGGCGGGCACCGTGCTGTCGCGGGTGGCGCGCTTGGGTTTGGCCGCCGCCGTTTTCACGCGAGAATTTCCTTGAGCCGCGCGCGTTGCTCCTCGGGCGAGAGTGTCGAGTTGACCACGTCCTTGATCTCGGCGGCCTTGGCCTCCAGCAGCTTCAGCTTGCGCTCGGCCTGCGCGAGGGCTTCGGTCTTCAGGGCCAGTTCCTTGTCCTTGCGGCGGGCGTCCGACAACGAGAGGTCGCGGTCCATGACCTTCATGGAAAGCTCGCTGTCGCGCTTCGCTTCGGCGCGGGCGTAGGCCTTGCGGATGACCAGCTCGCGAATCTCCTCGGCGCTCTTGCCCGAGTTTGCCAGCTCGGCCTCGTCGCGCTCCATCGCCGCGTTGAAGTCCTGCAAGTCCTGGTAGTCCTGAAACCAGGCCCGAAAGTTCGTGACCTTCGCGTCGCTGCTCAGGTTGATGCCCAAGGTGCGCGCCACATGCGCCCGCCACTCCGAGCCCGACATGGAGTCCAAGAGCGAGTAAAGCTGCTCGGCCTGCTCGATGGGCATGGCCGCGACGGCGAGCTTCAGCCGCGTGAGCGGCGGCACGGGCCGGCCGTCCTTGGGGATGCTGGGCTTGCGGGTCTTGCTCATTCACATTTCAGAACGGGCCACGCGGCCCGCGTCGGTGATCTTCCAGCGCATCTGATCGGTGAACTGGCTGCGCACTCCGGTGATCCAGCGCTCGCGCTCGGCGTGGGCACGCAGGGCTTCAAACTCGCTGAGGGTGATCTTCTCGCCGAGCCGGGCGCACATCATGGCGTGCAGCACGGGGTCGGACATGAGCCCGGCGGCGGTGCCGAGCACGTCCAGCATGGTCTGGGTGCGGATGAGTTGGGTGTCGCTCACGGCCGGTCCTTTCCTTGGCGCGCGAGTTCCACGGCGATTTTGCCGACGGTTTCCTGCAACGCCTCCAGCTTGCGCTCGATGCTGCCGGCGCGCGTGTCGAGCTTGGCCTCGATCGCGATGCGCCGCTGCTCGCCGTTGGCCACGATGCTGTCCTTGAGGTTGGCAAGGTCGGTCTCCATTTCGCGCAGCGCGTTGCGCGTCTCGCGCACCTCTTCCTTGGTGGCGAACTCGGTCTCGAAGCTGATCTGGCGGCGCTGGGCGTCCTTGCGCCCGCTGATGGCCAGCCACGCCACGATGGCGTTGCCGAGCAGCCCGGCCAGCAAGAGGGCCTGCAAGGTGAAGTCGGCGGTGGGTGCGTCGGCGGCGAGCAGCAAGGCGGGTGAAGGTTGAAGGTTGAAAGTTGAACGCTCAGAGCCGGGCCGCGAGCGCGGCGTTGAATTGCGCTTGGCGATTGGCGATTGGCGATTGCCCATCGGCAACAGACGCCGTCGCGCCCTTGAGCTGCGCCTTGATCGCGGCCAGCACCTGTGCGCGCAGCGCCTCGTCGGCCACGACGGTCTTGACGCCTTCGGTCAACGCATCGCCCAGCGAGGCCGCGTTATCCGTGGCGGTAAAGGTGGCGTTGATCACGCCGAGCAGCGCGGGCTGAAACGGCCGCACCTCCTTGACCGAGTCGCCGAGCTGGTTGACACCGAAGATCACGGCGGCCTTGGCCACGGCCTTCAGGACGGCCTGCTGGTTGGGAGAGAGCGACGCGCAGCCCGTTGAAAGTTGAAGGACGAGGGTTGAAAGGAGGATCAGGCCAGCGCCGGGCAGCTTCATGCTGGCGAGCGGATTCTTCAGCGGCACCTCGGCCTTGACGCGGCCGTAGATGCCCCACGCCCCGCCGATCAGCATGAGGAGGTCCTCGGCCCAGCCCTGGACGGAAGCGTCGTCGAACTTGAGGCCAACCTTGGCGAGGAAGTGCGGGAGCACCGCGAGCAGGATGCCCTGGATGGTTTTGCTGAGGATCGGGTTCTTCATGCCAGAGAGGGAAGCGCGCACGGCGGGGATTGATGAGCCGGGAGGAGAACCGGAGCGGCAAACGCCGCATCGCCCGCCGTGCGCAAGCGGCAGGCCGGCCAGTTCCAAGCGGAAGGCCGGCGGACAGGGTTGTGGGCGCTCATCACGGCCCGCAGGATGCCCGCCCGCCCCGCGCCCGTCCTTCCCGCCGGGGGAAGCATTTTCAGCCGCCGACGAGCTGGAGACACGCGTGTCCCAAATCAGGTTTTTGCCGGGGTAAAACCGGCTTTACCACGGACTTGGGACACGGTGTCCTTTTTCTAACGTTACGGCTTGGTAACGTAGTTGACAGCGCAGGCCAAATACTATCCGGCCTTTGCTGGAGCGGCTTTTGATTGGGCGGCTGATTTGTTGCCATGGCAACAGTCCACACACGTAGCTTGGCAGTAAAGTAGAAAAAGCCACTTGGCTTAGTGGCTGAGGACACGCGTGTCCCAAATCGGTGATTTTGAGCCGGGAAAGCGCGGGTGCGCTCAGTCCGAATGATGCCAGCGGGAGACGCGGCCGTTGAGGAAGTAGACGATCTCGTGGCCGCTTCGGTAGGTCCACGACTCAAAGGTGCCCAACGCGCTGACACTGGTCGAGGTTCGCTGCGGTTCGCCGCGGCTGGCGCGCACCCAGTCAGCTGGCCAGCCCAAAGCATAACCGCCGCGCAGGAGCACAGTGCGGTCAGCTTCTGGCAGATCGGGGTTTGCTGCGACAAACGCAGTTCGCCGGGCCGCGTTTTCGGCGTCCGCTTCGCGCTGCGCCTTTTGCGCGCGCTCGGCACGGCGGGCAAAGCTCGCCTCTTGCTCCGCAATCGACTCAGCCAGGGTAGGCAGCCGAATGGACGACGAAGGGCTGGGGGAGCGCGTGTCTTTCGGTGGCGCTGAGCAGCCCGCCAGCAGCGCGGCGGCAATGAGCGTGCAGAGCAGTTTCATGGATGGTCTTGGGGAAAGAAGGTGGACAGCAGCCAGCCGATCAAAGCCCAGCCCAGCACCACGCCCACGCCGAGCGCGGGCCAGAGCAGCCAAGGAGGCAGTGGCGGCGAGTTATTCACACGGACAGGCAGTGTCCCAGCCGGCCGCCATACTCTGCCAGCATGAACACCCACAAGCGAATCGAGCTGGAGCCCGAGCTGGAAGCGATCGCCGGCGAACTGGACCCGAGGGAGCGCATGCGGTTGGCGGTCATTTTCGCCGAGCGCGGCGCGCGGCTGCTGCGGTGGGCGCGGCAGTTGCGGGTTTCCGCAGTTGCGCTGCGGCCTGCGCCTCCTCGGCCGCTGCGGCTTCGTCGGCTGTCCGTGGCCGTGCTGGGGCGGAACTGATTTCGTTCAGCTCGTAAGCCTGCGACCGCGGCGTGGGATAGACCGCTTTTGCGCGCTGTGGCGCAAGCGCCAGCTCCGGGTCAAGATTTTGACCGCGCTTATTCAGCTCATCCACCAGCGCCAGCCTGATAAAACTGGATCTATCTCGCCCTTCGCTTCTCGCAACCGTGTCCAGAGCCGCAAGAAGCTTTTTGTCGGCTGCGAAAGCAATGAGTTGCTGGTCTTGGTGGCGCTGATTCGGCACACCCGGTTTATACACCCCTGACGAAAAACTACAAGAGGCCCCTTGACACGGGTGCATAACTCAATTATACACCCAGTCATGCAACGCGGCGCAGTGAAAACAAAAAAGTCTGAGCTCGTGGCGTTATGGCTGCCTAAACCGCTGGTTCGCGCGCTGGATTTTGAGGTCCGCCGCTCTGACACAGACCGCTCTAAATTGATTCGGCAGGCGGTTCGCGAGCGGCTCACGCGGGCAGGCATTGTGATTGAGGAGGTAGCATGACTGACTTTATTCCCGCCATCCGCCGCGCCCTAAAGCAGCCGTGCCAGTTCGACTTGTTGGGCATGGTCATGCGGCAGCATGGTCAAGTTAAGCGGCGCGTTTTCGTAAAGCTCCCAGCTTCCGCGCTAATCCCGTCTCCTCGCGACGCATTTCGCCGCCGGCTGCTTGCTGCCGGCTACCGTTCACGGAACGCGCTTGCGGCGGCGGCGGGCGTTTCGCGGGCATCAGTCATCTCCTTTGAGAGGCAGTCTCAAAGCCTTTCCAGCCGCATCGCGCGCCGCATTGAACGCGCGCTCCAATCCTAACCCAAGGTCGCCTCATGACAGCACTGCACAAAGTTGCGCTTGATCCGGCCGGGTCGCTTGTGTTGCACGGCATCCTGGCGCTGGCCGAGCGCGCGGTGAATGAGCGCAGCCGCAGCGCTGGCCGCAGCATCCAGCGGTCGCTGGCCGAATGGCCCAAGCGCAACCGCCCCTGGCTGGCCCAGCAGTTGCGCTTCTACATCGCCAACCAACGCCGCTGGCTCGCGGCGTGTCACGGAGGCGCACGATGAATCCCCAAGGCCGGCACATCGCCTACGGCGGCATCGACACCGGAACGGAAGTGAGCGCCGCCTTTGCCACGCGCGCCTTCGGCACCTCGGCGCTGCAAGGCAAGCACCTCGAACTCACCAACGCCACACCGGCCCACCCCGGCTACGCGGCGCGCAAGGCGAAAAAGCTCTGGCTCATGCTCCAGCGCGGCGAGCTGAACCCGGCCGTGGTCGAGGATGTGAAGCGCCGCTACGCCCGCCACTTCGCGCAGTTTGCCCGCGCGCAAGCCAAGGTCCCCGCCGCATGAACGCCGAGCCCTTGCAACTCCTTTCCTCGGCCCGGCCGCTGCTGCCCATCGACGTGGCCGCGCTGTATCTCGACACCGACCGCGACGGCGTGATCGGGCGCATGGAGGACGGCGTGATCTCGCATGCGTGGGATCTCGGCACGGGCGAGGGCCGGCGCGAGCTGCGGTTCTTCTGGCGCTCGCTGATCGCGGCCCGCAACGCCACCGGCGCGCAGACCCTGACCGACGAGACCGTGTATGCCGAGGTGTTGCCCGTGCGCTGGGCGCAGCCGCGCGTAGCGCTGCTTTACCGGCGGTTCTGGTGCAGCCAGCAACTCTTTTCCCGGCTGCTGGAAACCCGCGAGCTGCGCGCGTGCAGTCGCCCGGAAAACGCCACGGACAGCCCTTTGATTTCCCGCGAGTCGGCGATCGCGTTCCTGAAAAAGCGCCGCGTTTTGTGAAGTTGAAAGCTGAGAGTTGAAAGTTCAAAGCCAAACCAAAGACACGATGAGCCACGAGATGAGCAACCCCCACGCCCTCCAACACCTGCCCACCGGCGCGGTGGCCGCGTTCCGCGAGGAACACGACCGCATCGCCGCCATCCGCGCGCTGATCGACGCGATCAGCAAGACCGAAGCGCAGATGGAAGCCGGCTTCCGCATCAACGCCGCGCGCGTGGCGATGGTCGGCCAGATCCTGCAAGTGCAGCGGCAGCAGCTCGCGCACGGGCAGGTGAACGACTGGTTCGTCACGCACTTTGGCGAGGACAAGCTGAAGACCATGAAGCGCTGGGTGGCCGTGGGCGATGCCACGGCGCAGCGCGCGCCGGAGCTGGCGGGCCGCGTGGTGGCGCTGCTGGGCAACGGCGACGCCCAGCCCGATGAGGCGCAGCTCGAAGAACTCGGGCGCGAAGTCATCGAGGCCAGCGGGGCCAGCAGCCTGACCGCGCTCTACAAGTGGGCCGCGCGCGTGCGCAACCCGGAGAAGCCCAAGCGCGTGCGCCCGCCGCAGGTGCCCACGCCCGAGCAGAAGCGCAAGCGCGAGCTGGCCGAGCTGGCGCAGCACCTGGGCGAACTCAAGCAGACGCTGCACGTCCTGAGCACGCCCAAGATCAAGGCCATGATCCACGAGCTGGCCGAGGAGAACCCGGCGCAGTTCGCCGCGCTGCGCCATGACCTTGAAGCGCAGTGGGCCGGCTTCGTGGCCAACCTCAAGGCGGTGAAGCTCAAGGCCCGTCACTGAGCCATCGCAAATCGGCAATCGGCAATCGCCACCCCACCATGAACCTCCTCCTCACCGACCGCACCGCCAGCCCGGCCGCCCTTGCCCGCCAGCAGTCGCGCGTGGCGGCGCGCTTGGCGGCGCGGCCGGCGGTGGAGTTCAGCATCCCGTTCGAGGATGCCGACGAGTTCGCGGCGCTGGGCGTGGAAGAGTGCGGGCGCATCCGCCGCATGCTGCGGGTCTTCGAGGACATCCATCACCACTGGCCGGATGTTCGCGACGGCTTTGCCTACCACGCGCGGCAGCTCGCCGTGGACGGCGTCCTCGGGTGGGGCGAGAGCAGCATCCGCAACCTCTACTATCAGTTCACCCGCAGCGGCCGGCGCGTCGGCGGCACGCAGCTCTTCGAGGCCGGCGACTGGCGCATGCTCGCGCGGTGGCAACGGCAGAAGGCCAGCGGCATCGAGGGCCGCAAGGACTTCATCCGGCTCTGGGCCTTCCTCGTGGACCGGCATCAGCGCGTGATGGCGTCGGCGTTCCGTGATCTGGCCAGCCTCTACACGGTGGGATTCACCACCGACGGCCAGCGCGTCAAGGGCGTCACGTGGGGCCGCGAGTTTCCCGGCTACGCGGAGTGGCCCAAGGCCCTGCCCACCACCGGCCTGCCCGAGGGCTGGACGCTCGGCAACCTCACGCGGCACGCGCCGGATCGCTTCGAGCGCAAGGCCGCACGCGTAGGCCTGAAGGCGGCCGCGAGCATCGGGCTCAAGGCGCGGTTCTCGCGCGTCGGAGTGAAGCCCTACCAAATCATCAGCGGCGACGACGAGGTGCAGGACATCCAGTGCCTGATGCCCGGCCAGTCCAAGCCCGTGCGCCCGCGCGGCCTCGGCCTGCACGACTACGCCAGCGACGCGATGGTGAGCTACACCATGAAGTCCACGATCTGGGATCAGGACGCGGACAAGCTGCGCGTGATCAACGAGCGCGACACGATGTGGTTTGTCCTCGCGTTCCTGACCGAGACCGGCTTCCGCGGCGACACCGGCACGCAGTTCCTGGTCGAGGGCGGCACCTTCGCCATTCGCGGTGACACCTGCGATCCCGAGCGCCCGCTCGACCATCCCGACCGCCACGACCTGCAAGCCCGCATCTGGCGCGCGACGGGCGGCAAGGTGACGTTCGCCAAGAGCGAAGGGTTTTCCAAGCCGGCCCACGGTGGCCAGAGCGCCGCGCCGCGCGGCGGCAATCCGCGTTTCAAGCCCATTGAAGGCGCTTGGAACCGGCTGCGCAACCGCGTGGATGCCCTGCCCGGTCAGGTGGGCAAGGACCGCCTGCACTCGCCCGAGCACAGCCAGACCGAGGCCAGCCAGGCGGTGCAGCTGCTGAAGTCCATCGGCCTGCTGCCCGGCGATCGCGCGGCCGAATTCCGCCTGCCGCTGCTGACCTTCAGCGAAGTGGCTGCACAGGTGCATCAGGCCATTGCCGACCTGAACAACGATCCTGACCACGCGTGCAAGGAGTGGGAGAAGTGCGGGTTCATCGTGAAGGAAGTCTTCGACGCCGTCGCCGGCCAATGGGTGGCCGTGACCGAGCTGGAAGCCTACCTCGCCACGCTCACGCCCGACGCCGCGCGCACGCTGGCGCTGTCGCTCCAAGCCAACCCGGAACACATCCGCGCGCGCCGCATGACGCGCGCCGAGGCGCTGGCCACGGGCCGCGAGGGTTTGGTGAAGCTGCCGCTCTCGGCGCTGCTGGAGATCGTGGGCCGTGACCTCGCGGTCGCCGGCGGCGAACTCAAGACCGTGCGCGGCGGCGAGATCTGTTTTGACGACGCGAACATCGACCCGGACGGCCTCGCTTACGCGGCCATCGACCGCAGCGGCCAGCCGTTGCGCGAGGGCGCGCGGTATCTCTGCGTGGTCAATCCCATGGCCCCCGACCGCATGGCCATCTACGACGCGGACGGCCGCTTCGTGAGCGTGTGCACGCGCCGGGTGGCGGCCTGCCGCGCGGACCAGCACGCGGTCATTGAGCAGGTTGGCCAGGTCAAGCGCTGGCGCGACGAGAAGCTCGCGCCCATGCGCCAGCGCCACGGCGAGGACGCGCAGCGCATCGCCTTCCTCCGCGAGCACAACGCCGCGGTGCAGGCCGGCCGCATGCCGGAAGCGGAACGCCGCACCGCGCGCAAGGTCGCGCGGTTTGAGGGCGGCACGGACGACTTTGTGACGGCGGAGCAGCCCGCTGTCGCGGTGCAGGACGCAGACGACTTTGCACCGGAAGACCTGCTGTAACCCAAAAAAAAGGAATGATGACCATGAGATCGCAGGACAAAGCCCTGGTGGCCATAGTGGCCACCGTATTGACCGTCGCGCTGCTCGCGTTTGCGATTCAGCAGCACTTCTACACCGCGCGCGCCAAGGCCGCGTTTGAGGCCGGGCTTTGTGAAGGCACGGTTCCCGGAGACCACAACATCCACTGGGTTCCGGCTCGATAATTCCAAAGGAGTGATGACCCATGAGTGAGGAACATGAGGAGAAGGAGAAGGCGCTGGGCGGCATCCGCTCGACGTGGCAGTTCAGCGGCGACGTGATCCAAGGCGGGCTGGCGCATTGCACGCCCGCCGCGCGCGACACGCTGGTGGCAGCGTTCCGCTGGTGCATTGACCCGGCGCACCCGCTCGCGCTGGACGATTTTGCCGCGCGCGTGGGCTATGCCCGCAACACGCTCTACAAGATCTACACCGGCCGGCACACCAACCCGGACACGGGCGAGAAATACGACGTGCCGGCGGACCTGCTCAAGGCCACGCGCGAATTCCTGCGGCTGGAGCAGGAGCGCTTTCTCGGTGGCCGCACCGAGTTCATCGAGACGCCCACGGCGCGCAAGATCTTCCTTGCGTGCGACCTCGGCCGCGAGAGCCAGACGCCAGTCATTCTTTGGGGTCCTTCGCACATCGGCAAAACGTGGGCGCTCAAGCGCTACGCGCAGCAGAACAATCACGGCCGCACCTACTTTGTGGAACTCGAAGCTGCCAGCGGCGTGTTCGGAATGGTCAAGGTCATCGCCCAGGCCTGCGGCATTTCGGCCAACTCGAACATGCCCGATTTGATCCGGCGCATCCGCACGGCGCTGACGCCGAGCACGCTGCTGATCCTCGATGAGGTTCACCTGCTGCATCACACGTATCAGGTGAAGAGCTTCTTCAAATGCATTGAGGTGCTGCGGCGCATCCACGACTTCACGCAGTGCGGCATGGTCCTGAGCTGGACCATCCTGGACAACCTCAAGGCCGCGAGCCAGGGCGAGCTGCAACAGGTCTGGCGGCGCGGTGTCCACAAGGTCGCCCTGCCCGCCATGCCGACCAAGGGCGACCTCGCCGCGATCCTCAAGCACGCGGGGCTGGAGTTTCCCGAGCCCAAGCTGGAGGTCACGGTCAAGAACGTCACCGAGCAGCCCTACGAGGTGCTGCGGCAGGTCGGCAAGCGCGACGGCCTCAAGGCCATCACCGAGCGCATCCGCTACGCGCGCAAGCTCGCCGGCCGCACCGAGAAAAAACTGAGCTGGGAACACTTCATCGACGCGCACCTTCGCATCGAGAAGCAGAGCCAGCAGGAAGGGGAGTGGCAATGACTGCCGAACTCATTCACGTGCGCGGGGTCATCGCTGGCCTGGACGAGCCGACGCAGGTTAAAGTTAAGAGCTACGCCAGGGCGCTGGCCTATCTGGTCAAAAGCATGGGCACGGAAGGGCAGATTGCGCTGGCGCTGGTGGTGGCCGAGCTGGACGCCAAGCAACGGGGGGAATCGTGAGCGCCTTCGCTCCCAAAGCCGCGATCGACATGGCCTGCCTGCTCGGGCGCTTCGCGGATGCGCTGGCCACCGAGGTGAAGGGCTGGCCGGTCATCGCGCCGAAGTTCGAGCACCTGCACTTGGAAGGCAGCGCGCAGAGCCAGTGCATGACCTATGCCGCGCCCATGAAACCGGAGCTGGGCCGCCAGCGCGTGCTGGTGTTTGCCTCCAGTTTTGCCGGCTGTCCCCTGAAACAACTGGCCACCTTCGGCCTTAACTGACTCACACCATGGGCGAACCCTCCGGCGATTTTCTCTTGGACCAGCTCAACCGTTCCGCCGCGCGGCAGCCGCGCGCGGAGTATCGCCTCGCCCGCGCGGGCGCGGTGGCCGAACTCGAAAAGCAGGTCAACGCCGCCCTCGCCGAGGGCTGGCACCTGCACGGCTGCCTCGTGGTGCTGGATGAGCAGCACGTGGAGCAGTTCGCGCAGTTTCGCCAGCAGCGCACCCTGCTGTTCCTCATCCAACCGCTCGTTCGCTACAACCCGCCCCACGTGGGCCAACCCTGATTTGCCATGCAACCCGATACCCTGATCGCTTCCGCCGTGTTCGCCGCCTGCGCCGTCCCGCTGTCGCTGTGGATTGGCTTTGGCACCAAGCGCCGCCATGCCGATGACGCGGCGGCGGGCGTGGATTTCAACCCGGCCCCGGCCGACGCGGCCCCACCGCGCGAGCGGCCCGAGCACAGTTTCACCGTGTGCGCTTGGTGCAACACGGTGCTGAGCGCGCGCATTGCCGAGGGCGGCCCCATCCTCTCGGGCGACGGCCTGAAAGTCAGCCACGGCATTTGCCAGACCTGCCTGCCTCGCTTTGAAAAGCCTGTGCCGGCTGCCCATAACGGGGGCGGCCATGCCGCTGGAACACAGCCGGCCAACCCCCGCCCGGCATTGCCCGGCGCGGGGACACTTTAACCCAGGAGAGACACACTTATGAGCAAACGCAACATTGACCCCGACCTGAAGAAACTGGCCCGGCTGCTGGCCGAGCTGCAACGCACCGACAACGCGCTGGAGAAGCTCAACGCCAAGGCCAACGGCCGGCTTCAAAAGATCACCGACAAGTTCGGGGCCAACCTGCTGGCCTTGGAAGAGGCCAACGCGGCAGTGGAGCGCGAGCTGCACGCGCTCGTGGCCATGCATCCCGAATGGTTCCCAGCCAACCGCCGCACGAAGGAAACCCCGCACGGGGCCGCGCAGGCGCGCGCCTCCAAGTCGGTGGTGCTGGAGGTCAGCGAGGACGAGGTGATGCGGCGCATCGTGAAAGAGATCGAAGCCGTGTCCCCGGCCGAGGCCGCCACGCCGTTTCGGTTTGATGACCTGGTCAAGACCACGCGCGAACTGCGCCGCGAGCAGCTCGCCCTGCTGCCGCCCGAGCTGCTGGCGCGGCTCGGCCTGCGGATCGAGGAGAAGGACACGTTCACCTTCAAGCCCAAGAAGCTGAAGCTGAAGGCCAAGCCCATCGCCGCCGACAAGAATCTGTCAATGGCCGCCTGATATGAGCAACCCCGAACTGCTTCTCCGCCTCCGCGCGCACCCGGATTCCGCCCGGCCCTCGGGTGAGCCGGACCCGTTGCGCGTCACCGGGCTGCTCGGCCTGCGGCTGCTGCCCACGGGCGGCGTCGTGGTCGAGTGGCATTGGGGCACGCGCATGTTTGCCAGCCAGGCGGAGCTGGAGGGCTGGCTGGCCGGCATCACCCCGCCTTCCTGGAGCTGACCATGAGCGAAGGCCTTACCTGTGTTCGCCGGTTGTCGCCTGAGGTGCAGGCGCTGCGCACGGCCGTGCTGGGCGGGACGTTGCCGCCCGCGCGCGGGCTGGACGTGGGGGCCGAGCTGCGCGCGCTGGAAGCCGAGAAGGCCCAGCTGCTGCGCGTGCTGGCCCTGCGCGACGAGGTGGCCAAGCTGCGCGTGCGGGCCGCGCGGGCGTTCGCGCAGGTGTCGAACGATCCGCAGGTCAGCCTCGCGGTGCTGGTGGAACTGGTGGCCAGCCGCACGGGCGTAAGTGGCGCGCAGATCATGGGCCGCAAACGGCCGCAGGCCGTGGCGGATGCGCGGCACATTGTCTGCCACCTCGCCCGCGAGCTGACCGAACTCACGCTGGCAGACATCGGCGAGGTGTTCAACCGCGACCACGGCACGGTGCTGCACTCGGTGCACGTGGTGGCCAACCGGTGCGACACGGACGCGGCCTTTGCCGCGCTGGTGCGCGAGCTGGAGGCGGCGGGGAGAGAGGCGTTGAACGCTCCAGGTGAGGGATTACCCGAAAAACACACGTAATATGGAAAACAGCTTAAAAGAAGTGCGGGGCGACGTTCAAATGGAGCGGCCCGGAAAACGCCGGAACATTGTCAGGTGGCGCGAGAGTCGACTCCTGCGCCTCAAGTATGAGGCGCGCAGAAACCTCGCAACACCCCGGCAACTTGCTCGGATCGCGCAACTCGAAGCGCTTAACCGTTGAAACGCCTTTCCCCATGACCCCCACCCACAACCGCCAGTTGCACGCCGCGTGGCATCAGGTCTGCCACGTGCGCGGGTTTGATCCCAAGGACCGGGCGCAGTTGCACGCGGTTTGCGCGGTCGCGGTGGGACACGAGATCCACAGCACGCGCGAGCTGACCGATGACGAGTTCAGCCAGCAGGTGCGGCCGCATCTGGCCAAGCTCGCGGGCGCGGCGCAACCGGCCAAGCTGAGCCCGGCGCAGTGGGCGATGTGGCAGCGCGAGTGGGCCACGGTGCGCGCCGAGCAGCCGGACGCCGACGAGGCGGCGTTCCTGCACGCCGCCGTGGCCGGGTGCGAGGACGGGCCTTGCCGGGCCTGTGCAGCCCTCCTGCAACGCGGCGGCATCACGCGCGATGACGTGGGGAACCACCAGTTTTCCAACCTGCTCGCCGAGTTCTGGAAGGTCACGAAGCCGGGCGATTTGCACGCGCAGATGCGCCAGAGCCGCATGAGCCGGACCAACCGCGAGCAGAAGATCGAGCGCGAGCTGATCCCGATGCTGGCGGTGTTCATGCAGGACTCGACGCACTGGAGCCGGTTGGGCGGCGCGCGGCGTTACGTGGCGAGCATCATCGCCGACAAGTTCACCTGGCCGAAGTGGCTCAAGGCGAACCACCGCGAGCTGGGCAACGTGCGGATGGCCGATGCGGCGGATTGGCTCGTGGCGGAGTTCCGCGACGCCTGCCCGCGCCCGACCGAGTTTGTCTGGCGCGAACTCACCGACGCGCAGGTGGACGATCTGCTCAAGACCGTCTGGCGCGCAATCACGACCAAGCAGCGCGCCGAGCAAAAGCGCGACCCCAACTTCACCATGGCCGAGCTGAAACGGCGCGCGGGCCTGACGTCGCCGCAGCCGCCGGCCGGGCCTGAGGCGGAAGCAACTGCCGAGGAAGGAGCGCCGTTTTGATGAACCCGAGCCTGAGCGAGTTGCCTCTGTTTGCCGCGCCTGTGGCGGCGGATGACGAGGTGGGGCGGTTTGAGGCGTTGCTGCTGGAGGCGCGCGGCTGGCGCACGGCGGAAGAGGTGCTGGGCACCTTGGGCATCGTGGCCACGGAGACGAACAAGCGGCGCGTGCGCGCGTGGGCCAACCGCACGGCGCGCGTGATCAGCGGCCAGCGCGGCTACCGCCACCTGCGCCACGCCAGCGCTGACGAGGTGCGCCACTGCTGCGCCGCGCTGGAGCATCAGGTCAAGGAATTGGCGGAGCGCGTGGCACGCATCCGCCGGGAATTCCACGGGACGGTGGGGTAACAACCAAGCTGAGCGATGAGAGGGAGCACGCAAATGATGTTCGATTGCAACGTGGACGTGCCCTCGCTCCCTCTCATTCGCTCCAGCGCCTTGTTAGGCGGCGCGAACCCGAATGACGTGTGGATGACATCAACCGCCACGGCGCATGAAATCGTGAAACACTTCAAGCCAACTGGACGAATCCTCGACCCGTGCCGGGGTGGTGGGGCGTTCTGGCGTGAGATGCCTGGCGCTGACTGGTGCGAAATCTGCGAAGGCCGAAACTTCCTCGACTGGCAAAAGCCGGTGGACTGGATTGTAAGCAATCCGCCATATAGCACGTATGATGCAATCATGGCGCACGCGATGACGCTGGCAACGGACATCGTATGGCTGATGCCAATAGCAAAGGCGATGAACAGCGCGGCAAGACTCAACGCGCTCAAAGACTGGGGATGGATGAAGGAAATCAGAATATACGGTCCGGGGAATCGCGTCGGCTTCCCGGTCGGCTTTGTGTGCGGCGCAATCCACTTCCGAAAGGGATGGACACACGAAACGCGGTGGAGCTTCGCCGCCTAACGACCCAAGCTCAGCCACAGCGCGACTATGACAAAACAAGCTGAAAACCTGCAAACAGCGCTCGCCCTGAAACAGCGCTCCGAAGCCGACAGACGCGAAGCGCTGTTGGCTGGAGCGCGTGGTTCGGCGGGCGACCGTCAACACAAGCTGGGCGTCCAGCTCTACAATGCCGCGTGTGCCTATGCACTGTGGCAGGACTCCACCGCCAGCGGTGACTACGACATGGCGATGGCATTTTCAAACAACCTCGAAGAAGCGGCGGACGCATGGGCACAAAGATAAGTCCGCCGAACAAGGGTTCGGCAACAAGTTCACCTTAACAGTTCGCATAATATGACAACCGAGGAAGCGGTTCAAAAGGTTCGGGACGTGGTGCGGCTCAGGCACTTGTCGCTGGCTACGGAGGAGAGTTACACGATGTGGCTTCGCCGCTTTGCTCGCTTTGTGTCGGAGGAATGCGATCCGCTCGCCAAGCCTGAGCAAAAGATGGAAGCCTTTCTCACGCAGTTGGCCCGGCAGGAGGTTTCCGCATCCACGCAAAACCAAGCCTTCTGCGCGCTGCTGTTCTTTTACCGCGAGGTGCTCAAAGTCGAGATGGGCAAGGTGGATTCGCTCCGCGCCAAGAAGCCGGTTATGGTCCGCACTGCGCCGAGCGTGGACGAGGTGCGCGCGTTGCTCGCCGCCGTGCCGGACGTGGGTGGCTATCCTACCGCGCTCTTGGTGCGGATGCTTTACGGCATGGGGTTGCGCGTGACGGAGCCGCTCAACCTGCGCGTCAAGGACGTGCTGCTGGCAGAGTCGCGGCTCATCATCCGGGGCGCGAAGGGAGGCAAGGATCGCGTGGTGGCCCTGCCGTGTTCGCTGGTGCCGGAACTCAAGGCGCAACTCAAGCACGCGCGGGCTGTGTGGGAAATGGACAAGGCCAAAGGGCTGCCGGTGGCGTTGCCCGGTTTGCTGGCCAAGAAGTTTCCGGCTTGGGCGCACTCGTGGCAATGGGCATGGGTATTCCCGGCGGCTCGTCCGTGCCAGCATCCGCGCACCGGCCAGACGGTGCGCTGGCGGTGCCACGAGGCGAATGTGCAGCGGGCGGTGAAGGATTCGGCGCGGGCGCTGGGCTTGTGCGTGACGCCGCATCATCTCCGCCACGCCTACGCAACCCATGTGATGCAGCGCGGCGCAAACATTCGCGACGTGCAGGCCGCGATGGGCCACGCGAACATGGAGACGACGGCCGGTTACTTGACCCCGCAGGCGTTGAATGTGTTGAGTCCACTGGAGGCAATGGTGTGAGCGACAAGCCGCTCTTCATCCCGCTCAAGGCGAAGTTTTTCGACCGGTTCAAGGCGGGCACCAAGGACACGGAGTATCGGCTGCGCGGGCCGCGTTGGAATGCGGAGACGTGCTGGATCGGCCGCGCGGGGGTGTTGTCGAAGGGCTACGGGAAGGCCGAGCGCCTGGCGGGCAAGGTAGTGGGGTTCCACTACGACAATCTGCCGCTGCGCAACATCCCCGGTTGGGCCGAATGCTACCCCGACAAGGCCGGCCTGCCCGCTGCCTGCATCAAAATTGAGTTGGACCCGCGATGAAGACCAGGTTTCCCCGCGCGGCCGCGTTGGCCGTCGCCAAGGAGTTGTGCGATGCGCTCAAGCCGGTGACCGACCGGTTGATTGTGGCCGGCTCGTTGCGGCGGCGAAAGGATGAGGTGGGCGACGTGGAGATCCTGTTCGTGCCCAAGCTGGAAACGGTGCGGGATGGGCTGTTCGACGTGAAGCAGGTCAGCCGGGTGGATGCCGTGCTGGATCGGCTGCTGGCCGCCGGTGTGCTGGCCAAGCGCCTCAACGCCAACGGGTCGGTCATGTGGGGCGACAAGAACAAGCTGGCGGTCCATGTGGCCAGCCGCGTGCCGGTGGATCTGTTCGCGGCGACGGAGGCGAACTGGTTCAACTACCTGGTGTGTCGCACGGGGCCGGGGGAGTCGAACATTGCGATCGCCAGCGCGGCCAAGGCGATGGGCTGGCAGTGGCATCCGTATGGCACCGGGTTCAGCCGGCCGGTGGGCCTGGGGACCGAGGAGCGCGCGGTGGCCAGCGAGCGCGAGGTGTTCGAGTTCGTCGGCCTGCCGTTCAAGGAGCCGTGGGAGCGATGAGGCCGCGCGCCGACCAGCCAGAGCAGACGCCGGCCGAGCTGGTGGCCGAGTTGATGGGGGTGATCCGGCGGCAGTTCTACCCGGACAGCTTGACCGACGATGAGCGCGCGCAGAAGCGCTGGTTCCAGGAGCAGCACCTCATTAAGGCTTGGGTGGTCCTGTGGCCGGCTGGCTGGCTGCACGAGCGCGGCGTTTGGCTGCCGCCGGAGCGATATCGCCAAGCGCTGCTGGACATCCTCACCGAGGTGCGGCAGCGCGGGAACACGGAGGGGGTGCAGAGCTGGCCGAGGTATCTGGCGAAGTGCGTGCAGAGCCGGTTCCAGATCCGGGCCGAGGAGTTTCTGGAGGAGGGCAAGGGGGCCCGCGCGGTGGTGGAGCGCGTGGCCCTCGGTCTGGCAAAGCCCGAAAAGTCCGCCGAGGCCCGCCGCGGCGAGGAGTTGGTCAAGACCTTGGCGGCCGCCCGATCCGTGCTGTCCAAGCCCCGCGCCCGACTCAAAAAGGCTTTGCCTGAAGTCCTGCTGCCGGGCTTCTGAAGGGGTTTTGCAGATGGGTCGAGCACCGCTCCAATCTGTCTAAAAGTCCCGCTGAATTGCCAGACTCATTTGCGATCTGTCCAAAGTTTGGGCGGAGTGTCTGATGGGGTAAAACTGCTAGATTTTGCGGCCAATTGCGGCCCGTTGCGGCAATTTCCGATTTATCCAAGTTTCGGCGCGCGGACTCAGTGGGCTTCGACCTCTTCGGCAAGACCGTGGGCATTGTCGGCACGGGCAAGATTGGCCGGCTGACCGCGCAGATTCTCCGGGGCTTCGGCATGAACGTGCTGGCCTACGACGTGCAGCCGGATGCCGACTGGGCGCGGCGGTTTGAGGTGAGTTACACCACGCTGCCTGCGCTGCTGGCCGCGAGCGACGTGGTCTCGCTGCACCTGCCGCTGCTGCCGGAGACGCGCCACCTGCTGCGCGAGGAGACCATCGCCCAGATGAAGCCCGGCGCGTATGTCGTCAACACCGGACGTGGCAAGCTGATTGACACCACGGCGGTCCTCGCGGCGCTCAAGTCCGGCCAGCTCGGCGGCGTGGCGCTGGATGTTTACGAGGAGGAGGAAGGACTGTTCTTCGAGGACCACTCGGGCGAAGTGTTGCAGGACGACGAACTGACGCGCCTGCTGACCTTTCCGAACGTGCTCGTGACGTCGCACCAGGCGTTTCTCACCCGCGAGGCGCTCACGGAAATCGCCCGCGTCACCACGACGAACCTGCGGAATTTTGCGGACGGCACGAAGTTGCTCGATGGCACCGTGCTGGCCGCGCCGTGAGTGTCAGTGACAGCACGAATTGCCCGGTGCGGGGCTCAGATACGGGATG